GGCGAAGGAAGACATCTCACACAAAGAAGTTGCATCGCCTGAAGAGATCGAGATCGTCGAGAAGAAGATCAAGCAGGCCAAGACAGTCAATGGGCTGAACAAGATCGCTGCGTCGATCACGAACATGACGCTCGATCAAGAGTCGCTGATCGCGTTGCGTGCGCAGTATTCGCAGCGCAAGCACGAGATCGAAGAGCAAGCAGAGATCGAGGCTGAGATCGCTGAGCAGAACGCTGAACTGGACGAGCAAGAGCAGACAGATTTGGAAGTGAACTAATGGGTAGGCAACGATTCTTTCCGACAGGTGAACTGCCTCCCGATACTAGGCCGAGGTTTGTTCCTGAATACACAGCGACAGACACGATCAAGACGTTGCTGCCTGCTTGTGTTGCTCTCGTCGTCGATGTCTGGTCGAACGCTGACGACTGCAAAGTGATTAGCGCAATCGATCGAGATGGAGTCGATCTACTTGATGACTATTCATTAGGTTCTGACGGCGAGACGATCATCTGTCACGCGATGATGCATGACATCGATCAATGGATTCGTGCTGAGAAGTTGCCTGATCTTCGAGGCTACTATCCGTCCGAGTATCGCATCTGGCAATGGACACAAGCGCACAACATCAAGCCGCTTGGTCCGTTTCAGCCTTATCAGTATTACGAGAAGGTCTGACATGAGAGAGAATCTGCGCGACATGATCGAAGCGCATTTGCGCACACGACAAACGCAGTTGAAGACGATTTTGAATGACGACTTCACAGGCGATCGTCTTGTTGCTGTTCTTGGTTGGGCGGCGAATGTGTTAGAGGACGAAGCGAACGAACTTGAATCAGATGATCGACACCCTGAGGCTGTGATCGCGTTGCGTGATCTCGCAGCGTGCTTCTGGTCAGAGTTCGTCAACGAAGCAGCAGCGCATGGTGATGTGGCAATTGTCGCTGATCAAGCATTAGGCCTGCGAGTTATCAAAGGTGGCAAGTCATGAACAATCGCTTTCGATACGAACAGATCAAAGCATTCTTCATCGACGGGGTGCCTGTTCCTCAAGGCTCGATGCGCACAGTCGGTCGCGGTGTAGTCATTCACAGCAACGCAAAGAAACTGAAAGAATGGCGCACGACTGTCGCATGGCAAGTGCGTGCGTTCTTTCAAGATGACGATCAGATTGATGATTCGATGCGTGTCGATCTGGAGTTCTATCTGCCACGACCAGCGAGTGTGAAGCGCATCTTCCCTCATCGCAAGCCTGATCTCGACAAGTTGATTCGCGCTGTGCTCGATGGTGTCACAGAGTCGAACGCTGTCACAGATGATGCACGCTTCATCGAGATCAACGCAAAGAAGTTCTATGCGCGAGATCGAGTCGGTGTATTCGTCGAGTTCTATCGAGTCACAGAGGAGCAAGCATGATGGACACGCTCTTCGAGATCACCAAGACACCTTACGACAAAGCCATGGCAAAGCGAATCAAGATGCGCAATGGCCTAACTGCTGTATCGACATTCTCAGGCTGCGGCGGTTCTTCACTTGGCTTGAAACAGTCGGGCTGGTATGTGCCCTACGCAGTCGAGTTCATCGAGAGTGCTCGCGAGACATATGAAGCGAACTTCCCTGACACATTCGTCGACAGTCGAGACATCAGAGACATCAGCGGTGCTGACATCTTGAAGCGACTCGATCTCGACATCGGAGAACTTGATCTGTTTGAAGGCTCGCCTCCGTGTTCATCGTTCAGCAGCGCGAACGTCAGCAAAGACGCACGCATCGGCTCGATGAAAGTGAAGTCGTACAGCGATGGCGTCGAGCAGACGACAGATGATCTGTTCGATGAATGGCTGCGACTCGTGGACGAACTGCGACCTCGAGCGATCTTGGCTGAGAACGTGCCTGGCATGTTGCAGGAAGACGCGTATCCGTTTCTGCGTCATGTCACGAGCACTCTGCAGGCTCTTGACTATGTGCTGAACGTCGATGTCTACAAAGTCACGAACTATGGCTCTGCGACAGCGCGTAAGCGTCTGATCTTTCAGGGAATACGAAGAGATCAGAACGTCAAGCCTACGCCGCCTGCGATGCTCTCAGAGCGTTACACGCTGCGCGATGCGCTCGACACTCTGCCGGTGAAGATTCCCGATGATGAGATGAAGCACGCACGCAATCTCGCGCCGTCGTATCTACGCGAATGGAATCTGCTCGAACCTGGCCAAGGCTCTGATGTGATCTTTCAGATCACGAAGGCTAACTTCGATCAGCCATTGCCGACGATCACAGTCGGCGGTTCGAAGTCAGCAGCAGACCCGCTGCACCCTGTCGAGCCTCGCAAGTTCACAGCGACAGAAGTCGCATGGGTAACAGGCTTCCCTGCTGACTTCGTGCTCACAGGCACACCAGCGCAGCGTTATGAACGCATCGCCCGCGCTGTGCCACCACCGTTGTATTACGCTCACGGCGCACACATGGCGCAACTGTTAGAGAGGACGAAGTGAAAGTTCCATCTAACTGGACGTTCAAGTCAGACGAAATCGCATCGAACTTCGATCAGCATGTGCGAGAACAGTTGCCATGGTATGACTTGGCGACAAGTGCTGTCGTGACGATCGCTCGACATTACATTCACGACAAAGCGCGTGTGTATGACTTGGGTGCATCGACGGGAAACATAGGTCGAGCATTGTCAGATGTGCTGCGTGATCGAGATGCACGCTTCACGCCAATCGAAGTCAGTCGAGAGATGGCCAAGTTGTATGAAGGCCCAGGTCAGATGATGAACAGAAGCATCATCGATGTCGAGCCCGAAGCGTTCGATCTTGCTGTTGCGTTTCTTGTGTTCATGTTCTTGCCACCTGATCAAGTCGAGCCAACATTACGACGATGGACGCAAGCAACAAAGCCAGGTGGCGCTTTCATCATCGTTGAAAGATTTCTTCCCCCCGGTGGGTATCTCAGCATCGTCAACAGTCGCTTGACGTTGACAGAGAAACTGAACGCTGGAGTCGATCCGTTAGAGATCATCGAGAAAGAACTGTCACTTGCAGGAGCACAACGACCACTCGAGGCGTACATCGTAGAAATGTTCGGCGGCGTTGAGTTCTTTCGCTTCGGTGACTTCGCTGGCTACATCATCGAGCGTGAACGATGAGCACACTCAGATGGGTGCGACTCGATACAAGCCTGCCACGCAACAGCAAGATGCTCACTCTGCTGAACAACCGTGATGGCTATCGAACTGCGTTCGTCTATGTCTGCTCGCTTGCTTACGTCGGCGAACAAGGCACAGACGGCTTCATACCTCGAGAGGCTTTGGTGTTGCTTCATGCACGCAAGAGCGACGCACAGCGACTTGTTGAAGTGAATCTATGGTGGGAAGAAGAAGGCGGCTGGCGCGTCAACGATTGGGACGAATATCAGCCCAGCACGAAAGAGATGAAAGAGCGATCCGCGCGAGCAAGAGCAGCAGCAGCAGCGCGTTGGAACAAACGTCGAGAGAGAGGAAACGATGAGACCGTACAGAGTGCCAAGTAGTCAAGAGATACTGCGTATGAGTAAGCGTCAACGCGATCAGTTGTCGAGACTGTTGATGGATTCGATCGTTGAACTTGGCACAACGCGCATCACGGCAAGTCTTATGGCAGAAAGTGCGATCGAGAAGCGCAAGCAACTTGCACGAATCGAGACAGAGCAGAAAGGCCTGCATGTCAGCATCGAGATGATCGAAGCAAGCGAACTGCTTGAAGCAATGCCGCACGAAGATGCAACAGTCACAGCGCGTCGCAGGCGAGATTTGCTTGAGGCGGTGCGTTGATGAATCTGTTCGCAACTGATCACCCATCATGGATGGACAGGGCTGCTTGCCATGGTCTTGGTGACTTGTTTTACACAGAGTCGAAAGAAGACGAAGGGCACATGCGTCAAGCAAAGCGCGTTTGTGCTTCGTGTGCTGTGCGTCTTGATTGTTTGTCATATGCGCTTGAACGTCGAGAACGTCACGGCATATGGGGTGGGTTGTCGTCGCACGAACGACGCAACATGCACAAACGCGAAAACAAAAACAGCAGCATCGATCGAGTCGAGATCGAGCGAGTCGTTGAAGTGCTGCTGTTCGATAATCAACGTGGCTTTCAGTCGTATCAGCGACTCAACGCATTCGAGAAAGCCATTGTGATTCGCATACTCGTTCATCAGCATCGATGGACGCAGACAATGATCGGCCGTCACCTGCGCATGAATGGTGTAAGTGCCGCAACTAAGTATCACGCAGCATTAGACGCTGGTGATGTCAATCTGTTGAAGGAGATCGCATGAGCACGCAAGTCAACCTGAAAGGCCGTTTGTCGAGTGACCCTGAACTGAAGTTCACAGCATCAGGCAAAGCACTCGTTCGCATTACAGTCGTCACATCACGCAACCGTAAGACAGACGAAGGCTGGAAAGAAGAAGACACAACGTTCTGGGACGTAACGCTGTGGGAGCAAGACGCAGAAGCAGTCGCCGATTCACTCAGCAAAGGCGATCAAGTCATCGTCATGGGTGACGCCTACTCGCGCAGTTGGGACGACTCGAATGGTGAGAAGCGATCACGCGTCGAGATTCGTGGCCGCACAGTTGCAGCGATCGTCGATCGTCGTCAGCGCGTGAAAGTGAATCGCGTGCAGCGACAAGCAGCGCAGCAGATCGCGCAAGAGAACGATCCGTGGGCGACACCTGCACCTATCGTCGGCGACAGCATTGACGAGATGCCTTTCTAGTCATGTCGACTCATTCTGATGTGCGCAATCTGTCGCTGTATCAAGACAGAACAGTTCAAGACTGGCATCGTGATTCGTTCCCGTCGACCTATCACGCAATCGATCTTGATCTGATGGGCTGCTGTCACTTGTGTCGTGAGCCGTTGTATCTGATCGAAGCGACAACGAACCCACAGAAAGGCTATTCGATTCTGCGTCGACTCGCGCTGCGCTCGAATCTGCCTGGGTTTGTTGTGTATCACGATCGCGAGCAAGTGACATCAGCCCTGCACATCAATGACGGCAGGCGATTCAATCGAGTCGAATACGAGCAAGTCATTCACAAGATCAGACAGCATCACTCGATCAAGGAGCATTCATGAGCGACGAAGAAGCACAGCAGCGTTGTGAGCGTTGCAATCGAGCGAGCAGCGACATTCTGTGCTTGAACTGTGTGACGCGTCTGCATCGAGCACTCGATGAGATTCACGAGTTCTCGGCGATGGTTGATTCTGCTGTGCCAGCGACTCGAGGTGTGAATCCGACGCGATCAAGTGAGCGCACTCTTGGCGTGAACATTGATGCGCTCGATGTCATCGCCGGCAATGACACGTTGCCTTTGATGGAGTCGTGGGAGATCGCGATTCGTCATGACTTCGATCTCACGCCGTATGGGGTTGTCACCGAACAGCAGAAACACAGCGCCATGCTGCGTGAACGAACTGACTTCATCAAAGCATGGCTAACTCGATTACTAGAGACGCGCTGGCCTTTGCTGCTCGACATGCATCGAGAGATCACAGCCGAAGCGGCACGACTCGCTCGTGTCGCTTGTGTCGATGAGCACGATGGTTGGCGCGTTGAATGTCCAACAGATGTCGAAGATGGAATGTGTCGTCGACGATTGCGTGTGACGCGTGACGATCTCGACAGCGACGCAGAAGTGCTGTGTCGATCATGCAAGCGCATGTGGACTGCGCGTCGTCTCGTTGTCGTGTCTGCTGCTGCGCAAGACATCGATGTCTGGGTTCCCGCTGAGACGCTCGCCGAATGGTACGGAGTCACGAAGCGCACGCTGCGTCGATGGGTGAAGCAGGGTTTGATCGAGCGTCGAGGTCGTCTGCTGTCAGATCGTTCGATGCGTCGTCAGATCGCTCTTGACAGCGTGTGATCGAACAGTTGTTCGAACAACCCCTCTGATGGGGCGATTCGGGGCGATTTCCGCTGTTTGTGAGAAAAATTCCTGAAGAATCTGCCTGAATGAACTTGTGTGCAGGCCTGTTTCCTGGGACGCTTCTCTTGTCAGGCAAACGAGAGAGAGCGAGAGAGACATGAAGAAGCAAGTCACACGCGAAGAATGGCTGAACATCGCAGTCAAAGAACTGCGTCCGCTGTTCAAGAAGATCAACGTCGAACTGCCTGAGCAGATCGATGTCACCTGCTCATGGCCAGGCGGCGGCAGCGCGAAGAAGCGCATCGGCGAATGCTGGTCACGTTCAGCGAGCCCGTCAGGCGTGAATCAGATTTTCATCAGCCCTGCACTTGGCGACGATCCTGTGGCGATGATCGACACGCTGCTTCATGAGATGTGTCATGCAGCAGACGACTGCAAGAACGGTCATCGAGGTCCGTTCGCTCAGATGATGCGTGCGCTTGGCTTTGTCGGCAAGATGACCACATCAACGCCAGGCGAAGAACTGAAGGCGACACTCACAGCGATCAACGAGAAGATCGAGAAGCGCGTTGGCAAGTACCCGCATCGCAGCATGAGCCCGAAGGCTGGCCGCGCGAAGAAGAACTGGTACAAGGTCTATTGCACCTGCGGCTGGTACTGCAAGATGAACATGAAGCACATCGACGCTGGCATTCCGCTGTGCCCCGTGTGCGGTGATGAAACATACGTTCACGGTCTCGACTAGAGTCGAAACGAGGCTTAGGCCTCGTCATGCAGAGTTCGCCACCTGCATCTGATGAGACAGGCGACACAGAGAGAGAGCAGCACATGAACGACAAGCCAACGAAGATGAAAGAAGTGACCTGGGTGCGCTTCATCGTCGGCGACGCGATTCAAGGCGAGATCAAGACGACAATCGACTTCCCTAACGCGAAGATGGCCGCTGACTACATTCGCCAGATGCCATATCTCGTTGATGCATCGAGCAGCGATGTCATCGACTACATCACGCAAGACTGGACAGACGACAGCGAAGAGGTGTGATCGAGATGCTGTCACGCGAACTGCAAGCATGGCTCGACAAGCAGTCTGAGAGCGTCATAGTCGAGATAACTCGCTCAGAAGCATCGATCATACGCAGCGCACTTGCTAGGGCTGTCACAGCGACGAGACAGCCTGAACGCAAGCAGATGTTCGACGGTGCATTGATGCGCTGGATCAACACAGTCGATTGGGGTGAACAAGACTGACACAAACGCAACAAACGAAGAAGGCGCTGGCTCATACGTCAGCGCCTTCTTCAATCATGGATGTCCGAATCACACGATGAACAGACTCTATCATCGAGCACAACATGAACAGCACACACTATGCGAAACGCAATGCGCGACGCATAGCAGAAAGCAATCCACGAACGAACGAACGAACTAACGCATCTCACTCACTAGATACATCTTCACTCACTTACGAGACGCACACGCACACGCAAGAAGCAGCAAACTCGACACAAACACGAACGATCCTTGCAACGAACGTGTCAACACACAACACAAACACGCACACACAATCCGACACGAAACCTGCACAACAGACAAACCCATGTCCGCCTGCTTCACTATGATCGAGCGCCTGCTGCAACACCACTGCTAGAAAGGCGAATCGATGACACAGCAACCATCACGCGATGTCCATATGAGAATCGCCTACGGCGACCTCGAGATCGTCATGATCGCAGAAAACATCTCCTACGCAGCAGACGCCGTACACGACCTACGCAATCGAACACTCGAAGCATTCCAACACGCACTCAACATGATCGAGCCATTCGAACGCGCACTAGAACTCGTAGCCACAAGCGACGAAGAAACAGAAGACGAGGACACAGACGAATGAACATCACTCGCGAACAAATAACCCAGGCAGTCAAGAAAGCCACAGGGGACCCATCAGTCGGACCCGTCGCAGTCGTCCTACCAGCAATCATCGACGCCATCGACGCCCTAGCCAACCCGAAGCAAGCAGTCAAGCAAGACAAAGAACAAAGAATCATCAAGGCAGAAGAAACACGCAGCAACGAAGACAAGTGACACAACTGCAACGACCATGCCTTGACTGCGGCGCACTCACACAAGCAAAGACACGCTGCGACGACTGCCGCAAACAGCGACAACGAGAACGAAGCAAGACACGAGCCAAGCGCGAGCACTACGCAGGCGACTACAAACGCAGAGCAAAAGCCATACGCGACAACGCAACAACCTGCTGGGTATGCGGCGAGGGACCACGAGCAGATGACCCCTTTCAAGCAGACCACATCTGGCCAGCAGACGTAGCCAGCCCACTCGCCGCTGCTCACCGATCTTGCAACATTCGACGAAGCAAACAAACATCGAGAAAGACCTGACACACATCCACGCCAGCGGTGGTCATCCCCCGCGAGTGGGGTCAAACCGTTGCAGAACGGCGACCGAGGAACCCTGCGCCCCTGCATACACACAGCGACGCAGTTCAAGGCTTTCTCTCAAACCGTTGCAACCACCTGCGAGCACACGAAGGACGACACATGCCGAATCCAGCAAAGCCTGTCGAGCGCAAGCGCAAGTCTGGCAATCCAGGCAAGCGGCCTTTGCCGAAGTTGTCGAGTGTGACTGCTCTTCCTGCTGCTGAGTCTGTGCCTGAGCCGTTGCGTGATCTCGGTGCAGAAGGTTCGAAGATGTGGCATCGCATCTGGACGGCTGGCGCGTCATGGTTGTCTGTGTCGACTGATGTCGAGTTGGTGCAACTGTTGTGCGAATCGATGGACGAGCGAATGTTCTTGCGTTCGATCGTGTTGACGGGTGAAGGCGAATGGCGTGATCGTGTTGCGTTGCGCAACATTGAAGATCAGATTCATCGCTGGCTTTCTGTGCTTGGCTGGAATCCGAGTGAGCGCGGGAAGTTAGGTGTCGCTGAGGTTCGTTCGATGTCTGCTCTTGAACGTTTGCAGGCGAAGGCTGCTTCGAGGTAGTCATGAAAGCGTGGCCGCCTGCGCTGCTCACGCCTGTTTCTGCTGCTGATCGTAAGCGCGGCGATGGTGCTCTTGTGAGTGAGTTCATCGAGAGTCTGTGTGTTCAGGTGAAAGATTCGATCGGAGGTCATGCTGGTGAGCCGATCGAGTTACGAAACTGGCAGCGCGAACTTCTCGATCATGTCTTCGCTCGTCGTAGTGACGGCAGGTTTCGTCACAGGATTGCTCTTGTGGGAATGGCTCGCAAGAATGGCAAGTCGGCGTTAGGTTCTGGCATTGCTCTTTATGGGCTGATGATGGGTCCGAAGGGCGGCGAGGTTTACTCGTGTGCTGCTGATCGTGATCAGGCTCGTATCGTGTTTGGGTCTGCTCGCACGATGGTCGAGAAGAGTCCTGAACTGTCTGCTGTGACGAAGGTGTATCGCGACGCGATCGAAGTTCCCGAGACTGGTTCTGTGTATCGAGTGCTGTCGAGCGAAGCGTTCACGAAAGAAGGCTTGTCGCCTTCGCTTGTGTTGTACGACGAACTTCATGCTGCGCCGAATGATGAACTGTTCAACGTCATGCAACTTGGTCAGGCTGCTCGCAAGGATTCGATGATGCTTGCGTTGACGACTGCTGGCGTGAAGTACGACGCGACTGGCCGTGATAGCACTTGCTTTCGTTTGTTTCAGTACGGCGAGCAGATCGCGAAGAAAGAGATCAGCGATGACTCGTTCTTCATGGGCTGGTGGAAGAGCGTCGATGAGAGCGATCATCGTGACGAGTCGAACTGGGTTGCAGCGAACCCTGGTTACGGCGACATCAACGATCCTGAGGACTTTCTTTCAGCAGTCAAGCGCACACCCGAGGCTGAGTTTCGAACGAAGCGCATGAACTTGTGGGTGAACGCGCAAGAGGCATGGCTGCCTGCTGGTGTGTGGGAATCGCTCGACGAGAGCGTCGAGATCGACGAACAAACACCAGTGATCATTGGCTTCGATGGTTCGTTCAGCAATGACGCGACAGCGATCGTTGCTGTGACTGTTGAAGAGCAACCGCGCATCGCTGTGATCGATGTGTGGGAGAAGAAACAAACAGACACCGATGACTGGCGTGTTCCTATGACAGAAGTTGATGCTGTCATGATGCAGACATGCGCGAGACTGAATGTTGTCGAGATCGTGTGCGACCCGTATCGCTATCAGCGCGAGATGGAGAACTGGGCTGCTAACGGTCTACCTGTTGTCGAGTATTCGTCGAGCAGTCCTGCTCGTATGGTGCCGGCGACAGCGAAGTTCTACGACGCAGTTGGAGCGCAAGAACTGACACACGATCACAACCCGACGCTCGCTCGACATATCGACAACTGCGTCATCAAGTACGACCGTCTCGGACCTCGTATCGTGAAAGAGCATCGAGGCTCGCCACGCAAGATCGACTGCGCTGTCGCAGCAGTCATGGCGTTCGATCGAGCGACACAAGTGCGAGAGCAAGAACCTGAAACTGTTGAACCCTTCTTCATCTCATAGGAGTCTCATGGCTGCAATCATTCAACTGCTCGGCGTGGCAGCCATCATCGCTGGTGCAGCATTGATCTCGCCTAGCGTCGGCTTGATAGTCGGCGGCCTGCTCATCACCGTCGTCGGTATCTCGATGGAACCTGTTCGTCGTGGTGGTGACAACTGATGCTTCGCAATCTGTTCAATCCTCGAGAGAGCGAACGTGCGCTGTCTTATCAGTCGCTCTTCGCTGCTGGTGCTGACATCGCGCCTCGCACGTGGGCAGGCACAGTCGTCAATCAAGACACCTCTCTGAAACTAGGCACCGTCTATGCGTGCGTGCGTCTTCTGTCTGACACGATCTCGACGTTGCCGGCTGACACATTCATTCGACGCGACGGCGATCGCGTACCGTTTAGGCCTCGTCCAGCATGGGTGACACAACCTGACATTGGCGTGAGTCGAGAAGATCACTTGCAGCAAGTCATGGTGTCGCTGCTGATCGACGGCAATGCATTCATCAGAATCTTTCGCAATCCTCGAGGCGAAGTTGCTGCGCTTGTCGTGCTCGATCCGTCTCGTGTGAAAGTGCAACGCAATCGAGAGACACGCGAAGTCGAGTTCGTGTACGAAGACAAGACTGTCATTCCTCGTCGCGAGATGCTTCACATCACCGAACTTCGCAAGCCAGGTTCGTTGCGTGGTGTGTCTCGAATAGATGAAGTGAAGCAGACACTTGGCCTTGCTGCTGCGCTCGAAGAGTTCAGCGCACGCTTCTTCGGTCAAGGCTCTGTCATGTCAGGCTTGATCGAGACGCCAGCGATGATGAACAGCGAGCAAGCGATCGAACTAAAGAACGCTTTCGAATCGACACATAAGGGCGTCAACAAGTCACATCGCATCGGCGTGCTCGGCGGCGGTGCGAAGTTCACGAAGACAAGCATCGATCCTGATGAAGCACAGATGCTCGAATCTCGACAGTTCGCTGTCGAAGAGATCGCTCGCATCTTTCGCGTGCCGCTTCACTTGCTGCAAGTTGCGACGCCAGGTGCGATGTCGTATGCGTCCGTCGAGCAGAATGCGATTCAGTTTGCGCAATACACACTCAGGCCGTATGTGTCGAAACTTGAAACAGCCTATTCTTCACTCATTCCATCAGAGGGCTTCTTACGCTTCAATCTTGATGCGATCTTGCGTGGCGATCTGCAAACAAGATTCAGCGCATACTCAACAGCAATGCAATCAGGTTTCTTATCGATCAATGACATTCATCGACTCGAGGACATGCGTCCAGTCGATGGAGGCGATGAATATCGCGTGCCACTTGCGAATGTGAATCTGGGTGCAGCAAACATTGTTGAAACTGAGAAGCGCGTACTCATGGCGCAGCGTTTGATTCTTGCTGGCTTTGATCCAAGTCAAGTTATGCAAGCAGTCGGCTTACCTAATGTTGCCCACACAGGGCTGCCATCTGTGCAGTTGCAGGGCGTCGCACAGATCGACCCTGAAGACCCCGAGTCTGTTTATCCTGTTCGCGATCTCGAACCTGAAGACTTCACGATCGCCATTCGAGAAGCAATCAACACAATGCAACCTCCTGTCGTGAATGTGCATGTGCCAGAAACTCGACAAGATAAGCAGCGAGCACGCATTCGCAAGATCGAACGCGACGATCAAGGCAACATCGTGAAGATTCACGACGAACAGTCGACAAGCGTCGAACGTGACGATCATGGAAACATCACAGGCATCGTGGAGGACTAATGGCGCTCAATGACAATGGATTGAACAGTTTCATCTCTGGACTCACAGATGTTGCGGCCTATGCAAGTTTGCACACCGCTGAACCTTCAGCAGCAGGCAGCAACGAAGTGTCTGGTGGATCATATGTTCGCAAGGCAATCTCATGGGCTGCTGCATCATCGGGATCACGTTCAACTGATGCAGACATCGACTTCGATGTTCCTAGCAGCACCACAGTCGCCTACATCGGATACTGGTCTGCAAGCAGTGGAGGAACTTTCTATGGATCGCGTGCTCTTGATGCGAGTCAAACTTTCTCCAATGCAGGAACATTCACTATCGCAGCAGGGAATCTTTCTGAGTCTGTGTCATAAGTCATGGCTGGCTTATTCACTCTCGACAGCGACACTCTAGGAATTCTCGACACATCAGTTCTAGGCGGATTCGGAACTGACTTCTTCGACACGCAATCGACTTCAGCCTTCGCGATAACAGAAACAGTCACACTCACAGCATCAAGCATCACAGTCGCAAGCAGCAGCATCTCTGTGACATCGACTGCGACGATGTTTGCATCAAGCAATACGTCAGCAACATCGAGCGAATCTGTTGTCTCTACGAGCACACTCAAAGCCAGCAGCGTCAGCAGCAGCATCTCAACTTATTCGATTACAACAGCATCACCACCGTCATCGAATGTCGTTGTCGCTGGTGATGCTCGACATCTCAAATATCTGTTGCCAGACAGAAAGCAAGAACACTTTACGGCGTCTAGCATCAATAGATCGCGAAACACATACACGATCAAGTCAACGATCAAACTTGCGACTCGAAGTATCAGCAAGATTGAAAGTCGCGCAACGATCTATGCCACACACGCATTGCACCCAGTTGTCATTACGATCGATAAACAACAGATCAGGCAACAGCGTGAAGAGGAACTTCTCTTGTTGGAGATCATATGACCATCAGCAGCACACGATACACAGTCGGCACAGCAACGATCGAACTTGCTGCACCTTCTGTCGATCCGCAACGTGTGACGATCACGAATCTGCAACCTGAACCGAATGCTGAATCTCTCGCTCGTGATGGGTATGTGTTCGTCGCTGCTGATCGTTTCACTATCTCGAACAATGGCACAGCACACTTGCAGATCACCACTGGCGAGCATGGTGCACAGATTCAGTTCTATGAGATCGTCGCATCTTCAAGCGCGATCTCTGCTGAACTGATCGAAGGAGCGACGTTCGGTAGTGCAACTGCTGTGCCGTCGTACAACTTGAACAGAAACAGCAGTCGAGTCGCGTCGAGCACTCTCAGCGCAGCAACAGCAGTCAGCGGTGGAACAGTCATCAGCGAAGAGTTCGTGCCAGCGAGTAATCAATCCGCTGGCGGTTATGCGTTCACGAAGATTCACACGCTCGAACCTTCCACGAGTTATGTCATGCGCTTCATCGATGTCGGCGGCAATGGTGCGACAGCGTTTCTACAACTAGGTTTCGCTGAGCAATACGACGGCGATCATGACGTCCATCTGAATAACAGCGCAGGCAGCGCATGGATACTTGCAGCAGGACAGACATTCAATCAACTGCTGTACGCAAGTGAGTCAATCAACGCACGCACAGAATCGCAAGAATGCGATGTCGCAGTTCTGCGGCAGGTGCAGCAGTAATGCCGTACTTCATCAGCGATCGCAATCCTGACTGTCTTGGTTGGGCTGTCGAGAAAGAAGACGGCGAAGTGATCGGCTGTCATGAGAACAAGCAAGACGCAATAGATCAGATGGTTGCTGTGTCAATCGCAGAAGACATGGAGCCAGGTGGGGAACGCTCGATCGAGTTTCGTGCAGTCGACGTTCCCGCATATGTGCGCAGCGCAGCACGACGAGGACTTGAACTTCGCAACGAAGGCTACGGCGGAGACGGCTTGACTGCTGGAACAATTCGAGAAGCACGCGCAATGGCGAACGGTGACATGAGCGACAGTAAAGTCATTCGAGCGAACGCGTGGGCTGCGCGTCATGCAGTCGATCTCGAAGCAAGCAAGAACAGCAACAGCGACGATCCTGAATGGCCAGGTCCAGGTGCAGTCGCGCATTACCTCTGGGGAATCAATCCCTTGAATCCCGGACCTGCGCGACGCTGGCTAGAAAGACAAGCCGAACGCATTCAGGCTGATAGGAGTCACATGAGCACGATGGAAACTCGCGAGATTCACGTTGACGATCTCGAACTGCGCGAGACAAGCAAAGGACGCACATTCGCTGGCTACGCTGCTGTCTTCGACAGCGACAGCGAACCCTTGCCGTTCACGGAGCGCATCTCACCTGGAGCGTTCAAGCGATCTTTGCAATCACGCAACAATGTGAAGATGTTCGTCAATCACAACGACGATCAAGTGCTCGCCACGACAAGATCAGGCACTCTGCGTTTGCGTGAAGACTCTCGAGGTCTGTTCGCAGAAGCAGACTTGCCGAACACTTCCTACGGCAACGATCTCGCTGAACTGCTGCGCACTCGCGTCGTCGATTCCATGTCCTTCGGCTTCTCAGTTCCGAACGGTGGAGACGCATGGTCAGACGACGGCTCGACTCGCACACTCAACGAGATTCGCTTGCATGAGGTCAGCGTTGTCACAGGCTGGCCAGCGTACCCTGCGACGACAGCGATGATTCGCAAGATCGAGAAACTGAGCGAACGCACGAAGACTGATGCAGACGCTCTTGCAGACGCTCTCAGCACGTTAGAAGCGGGAGAAACGCTCGACGATGATCAAGCAGCGATGCTGCGCAATGTCGTCGATACGCTCGCTCCAGAGCCACAAGAGACTGCACCAGAACCGAAGATGCCATTGTCACTTCTACGCCAGCAACTGGAACTGATCTACAAGGCCATCTGAACAAACTTCGACGCAGCGGAGCCGCGCGTCGATCCCTGATTGCGGAGCCGCATCGGGAAGCACCTGCGCGAAACACACAACACACAACTAGCCGAAAGGAGTAGTCCGAATGTCGGATTACATCAAGAGGCAGCATGAAGAGCGTTCTCGCGCTTACGAGGCGGCCAAGGAGATCATGGATCTGGCTGCCAGCGAGAATCGCGAACTGTCTGCCGACGAAGAGCAGTCTGTTCAGGCTGCGTTTGCTGACATGGATCGTCGCGGATCGATCATCACCGAGATGATCTCGCAGGAGCGTCGTGACGCCGAGATCGCTGATGCGGTTCGCGGCTTCGAAGATGTTGCTCGCCCCGATGAGTCTGTGCAGGTTGCAGAGGTCAACGATGTTGACATCATTCGCTCTCTCGCTCGTGGCGAGATGCGCAGCGCAACGTTCGAGCAGCGCGACGTTACGAAGGGCAGCACCGGCGCACCAGTGCCTACGTCCTTCTACGATCAGGTCCTCTACCTCGCTCGCGCGGTGGGACCCATGCTCGATGTCGCCACTGTTCTCAACACCGCCGGTGGCGAGAACCTGCAGATTCCGTCGCTGTCTGCATACAGCACTGGAACTGTCACCTCCGAAGCATCAACGATCGGCGAGTCTGATCCGACGATGAACGCGTTCGTCACTCTCAGCGCGTACAAGTATTCCTTCCTCACTCAGGTCTCGACCGAACTGATCGAGGACAGCGGAGTCGACATTCTCTCGCTGATCAGCACCAACGTTGGTAACGCTCTGGGTTACGCGGTCAACACCGCCTTGACGACTGGGACCGGAACTGTCCAGCCCAAGGGCATCGTCGCCGCAGCCGGCTCTGGCATCACGGGCGGCACCGGCGTATCGGGCGCCTTCACCTACGACAACCTCGTCGATCTGATCTACTCGACCGACGCGGCTGCTCGTATGCTTCCGGGCTTCGGTGTCATGGCTTCCGGCAACGCGATCGCTCAGATGCGCAAGTTGCAAGACGGCGCTGGACAGTACGTCTTCCAGCCGTCGCTCGCAGACGGCACGCCTGATCGCGTTCTCGGTTACCCGCTGATCGAGAACCCGGCAATGGCCTCTGTGGCAACTTCTGCCAAGAGCGTCATCGCTGGTCACTTCCCGTCGTACATCGCTCGCACCGTCGGTGGCATCCGCCTCGACCGTAGCGATGACTACGCCTTCGCAGATGGTCTGGTCACGTTCCGCGCGACGTTCCGCGTCGACGGCAACCTGCCTCAGACTTCTCATGTGAAGTATTTCGCTGGCGGCGCTTCTTAGTCGTCAACGAACACAAACGTCTGTCAGGGCGTCGGGGCGCGCAGGACTCGGCGCCCTGACAGACACCCCACCTGCGCACAGAAAGAGAGAATGATGTCGAATGCTGATCGACGTTCAGGGAACCCTGCTCGACGTTCCCCCGCATCTAGGACAACTGCTGATTCAAGCGAGATTCGCCGCACCATACTCTGGGCAAGCAACAGCCCCCACGCCTCAACAGGCTACGGCCAGCAAACCGCGCAAGTCACGAAGCGCCTCAAAGAAGACAAGCACGCGATCGCGATCGCGTCGAACTACGGACTAGAAGGCGCGACAACGATCTGGGAGAACATCAAAGTCTTCCCTCGAGGTTTCGATCTTCACAGCAACGATGTGATCCCAGCGCATCTCTTCGCATGGTCGCACGAGAATCAAGACGACAATCCGTTGCTGATCACGCTGTATGACACTTGGGTGTTCAAAGGCAAGCAATGGGACATGGTCGAGAAGATCGCATCATGGGTGCCAATCGATCACATGCCTTGTCCACCTGACGTTCTCGCATGGTGCAAGCGATCGAACGTCACACCGATTGCGATGAGTCGCTTCGGTGAAGAGATGCTGCGCAACGCTGACATCGACTGCTTCTACATTCCGCACGCGATCGAAGATGTGTTCAAGCCGACAGAGAAGATCACAACACCTGAACGAAACATGACGGGTCGAGAGATCATCGAGATCGATGAGTCGAAGTTCGTCGTAGGAATGAACTCCGCAAACAAAGGCATCGTTCCGAATCGCAAGTCATTCCCTGAAGCGTTCCTCGCGTTCGCGATGTTCGCGCAGAAACACGATGATGCTGTGCTGTATCTGCACACAGAAGATCGCGGCGCGATGGGTGGAATAAATCTGCACGATCTCGCGCAAGCGTGCGGCATCAAAGATGAGCAGATGAAGTTCGTCGATCAGTACGCGTACCGTTCAGGAATGACACAAGAAGTTCTCGCAGCGATCTACACAGCGATGGACGTGTTCTTGCAACCGTCGATGGGTGAAGGCTTCGGCATTCCCGCGATTGAAGCGCAAGCATGTGGCACGCCTGTGATCATGAGCAACGCGACAGCACAAACAGAACTGTGCGGCGACGGCTGGCTAGTTGATGGTCAACCGTGGTGGGACGCGATGCAGAAAGCATGGCTTGTGTCGCCTCGAGTCGCGAGCATCGTCGACGCTTTGCAACAGGCCTACGATCGAGGTCGAGCACGCAGCGACAAGGCGATCGAGTTTGCATCGCAATACAACGCAGACTTCATCTTCGACAACTTCTGGCGACCAACGATCAAGGCGCTGTAATGATCGACGCGATGATCACGCCGATCTTGACTAAGCCTGATCTGCTGTATCGAATGATCGACAGCATCGATCATGACATCGAACATCTAGTCATCATCGATAACGGACAATGTGTTGATCGTGAACTGCTCGACACTCGATGGAGGCATCACATCAAGCGCATGTCGCTGATCAGTATCCCAGCGAATCTTGGTGTCGCTGGTTCATGGAATCTCGGTATCAAGGCGACACCGTTCGCTCGATCATGGCTGATCTGTAACTTCGACATCAAGTGGCCGACAAGTTCGTTGCGCATGTTTGATGATCTGCAACGCTCAGACATGCTCGTTCTTTCAAACGGATCGCCAGAATGGTGCGCATTCATGCTCGGAGAAGATGTCGTCAAGACAGTCGGCTTATTCGATGAAGCACTACACCCTGCCTACTTCGAAGACAACGACTACGAACGACGCACACGACAGATGCAGTTCACAGTCATGCGCACAACAATTCCTGTGCATCATGACAACAGCAGCACATTGAACGCAGGCTATCGCGAGAAGAACGACTTCACGTTCGCTCAGAATCGAACCTACTACGAACGCAAAGTGTTTCGCTGCGACGACTCTGCAGGCGAATGGTCGTTGCGTCGTCGACGAGAACTAACGTGGGATTAGAACATGGCGCACGCTGAACAGCGACACTTCTTCGAACAAGTACGCAATCGCTTTGCTGACTTCTTTCACGACAAGAAAGTTCTCGACATCGGCTCTCTCAACATCAACGGCACAGCACGAGACTTCTTCACCAACTGCGACTACACAGGAGCAGACGTAGGCGAAGGTCCAGGAGTTGACATTGTGTGCGCCGGTGAAGACTTGCAGTTCGATGACAACAGTTTCGATGTTGTGCTGAGCGCAGAATGCTTCGAGCACAATCCTCAATGGATTGCGACGTTCGCGAACATGATTCGCATGTCACGACATCTCGTGATTATGACTTGCGCGACAACAGGTCGAGCAGAACACGGAACACATCGAGCAACACCTGGCGCATCACCACATACTGTTGGCTGGGATTACTACAAGAACCTGACAGAAGAAGACTTTCGTGAAGCATTCGATCTCGATGAACTGTTCACAGAACACACTTTCGAAGTCAATCAACAGTCACATGATCTCTACTTCGTAGGCATCGTCAAGGAGAACGCATGACTCTGTACGCAAGCACAGCGCAGATCAAAGCCGCATTGCGGATCACCGATGATGTCGACGACTCGCTGATCTCAATGGCAGGCAGCGCAGCAAGCGAACTGATCGACGGTCATTGTCAACGCACCTTCGGCACAGTAAGCGAGACACGCTACTTCGCAGCGCACGACTCTTACGTTCTCAACGTCGACGACATCGCAGGCACAGCACTCACGTTGCAAACATCAACGCTGTCTGATCAGGTGTACGACGTAACGTGGGCAGCAAAGGACTATCAACTAGAACCGTTGAACGCTGTGGCAGATGGACTGACTTGGCCGTACACTCGTATTCGTGCAGTGGACGACTATCTGTTCCCGACAGCGTATGGCGAGAGAACAGTCAAGATCACAGCAGTCTTCGGATTCCCAAGCATTCCAGCGAGCGTCACACAAGCAGCAATCATTCAGGCGAGTCGCATCTTCAAGCGCCTTGACTCACCACTTGGCATTGCAGGCTTTGGAGAGATGGGTGCGATGCGCGTGAGCAAAGGACTTGACCCTGATGTTGCTCAACTTGTGCAGCCTTACATTCGCAATCGAGGCGTGGCGTGACAACGCTCACCTCAATGCGGTCAGGCATTGCAACAAATCTTGCAACGATCTCAGGCCTGCGAACAGCATCAACGGTACCTGATCAGCCTAACCCACCAATCGCTGTTGTCATACCACGCACCATCTCATATGACACAGCCTACGCTCGCGGACTCGACACCTACGAGTTCGTTGTGATCGTCATCGTCGGTCGAGTCAGCGAGCGCACAGCACAATCGACTCTCGATGCATACTGCAACCCAACAGGCGCGTCGAGTATCAAGACCGCAATCGAGTCAGACAGAACACTCGGCGGTGCAGCAAGCGACCTGCGTGTGCAAGAGATGAGAAACTATCAATCTCTTGCAATAGGTGAAATCACATATCTGGCGGCGGAGTTCGTCGTTCAGGTCATCGCACAATAAGGAGAAACACTCATGGCAAAGTTCGTGGCTACGGACTACTCTGTGTCTGTCAATGGCACAGACTTCTCGACTTCGCTCGCCAGCGTGGAGTTGACTGTTGAAAGCGACGATGTGGAGACGACCGCCTTCGGAGGCGAATGGCGTACTCGCGTCGGTGGCTTGAAGCAGGCTTCGCTCACCCTCGAGTTCCATCAAGACTTCGGTGCTTCGAGCGTCGACGCAACGCTGTTCCCGCTGCTCAACACGATCGCGACTGTTGTGATCTTGCCGACCAGCGACAGCGTGGCAGCGACGAATCCCTCGTACACCGCCGAATGTCTGGTGAATCAGTATCAGCCGTTCGCATCGAGCGTCGGCGATCTCGCAACGCTGTCTGTGACGTGGCCTGTCTCCGGCACCGTTGCTCGCGCAACCGCATAACACAACACAACTAGCCCCCTGAAAGAAGGAGTCCTGCAATGCGATTGATCTTGACGGTGACCTACACGGACGAGTCGACTGCCGATGCAGTCGTGTCGGCAGTCGACTTTGTTCGCTTCGAAGAGAAGTACGAGCGTAGTGTTGCGAAGTTCGAGAAAGAGATGCGCTTCACCGATCTATGCTGGCTCGCCTGGCATTCATTGAAGCGACGCAAGAAGATTGATCTCGACTTCGATGCATGGCTTGACACAATCGAAGAAGTCTCGTTCTCAGATGAAGACGCAGAGATCGCCCCTTTGGAGAACACAGCCAGCACTTCATGATCGCGCATCTGGCGTATGAGTATCACATTGCGCCAAGTGTGTTGCTGGCTGAAAGCGATCGCATGATTGTTACCATGCTCAGGTATCTGCGCTGGCGAGTAAGCAACGAAAGAAAGGCTGCGCAGAAGTGATCGTTCGACTCGAAGGATTAGAGAACAGCATCAACGCTCTTGCAACTCTTGATAAGAAAGCCTACGGCGCGATCGTGAAAGAGATCAAAGGCGAGAGTGAATCCGTTCTCAGCGATGCTCGCAAACTGACACCACCTATCGCTCTCACCAACTGGGGAATCTGGCGTCTAGCACGCGATGGACGTGACTTCTCTTACGACCCGATGCGCTTGAAGAACACTTTGAAGACAAGCGTTCGTCGTCGATCTGAGAGCGTGCGTCGAGGTGTTGTGCGCAAAGCAAGCATTCGAGTCGTCGCGTATTCAAATGATCCTGTTGCTGTCATTTTTCAAACAGCAGGCAGAGGCGACAAAGGCGCCGATCCGTTTGCACGCAATCTCACCAAGAACTGGGGCGACACTTCGAAGCGTTATCTCTGGGGAGCAATCGAAGACGCAGGCGACGGACCTCGCCAGAGCATCAACGCTTTGATGGACAAGGCTGCGCGTGAAGTGCAGTCACTACTAGATAGGGCTGCGTAATGCCAAGAACACCAGCGGTGAACGTACTTGTCGCAGGCAAGTACGACGGCAAGGATCTTGAACGCGCCTACAAAGATTTGAACAAACTGCGTCAGCAGGTCACGACATCGAGCGACAAGTTCAAAGCCTTCGGCGACAAGATGCAATCTGTCGGCAAGCAAGTTTCATCTGTCGGCAAGAAGATGACACTTGGTGTCACTCTACCTATCGTCGGCGTCGGCATCGCAGCATCAAAGATGGCGATGGACTTTGACACATCAATGTCGAAGATCGTTGGCCTTGTCGGTATCGCACAAGATGAAGTCGATGCGATGCGTCAACCTGTGATCGATCTCGCATCAGAGTTCGGACGCACAGGCGCAGAAGCAGCAGACGCACTCTTCTTCATCACATCAGCAGGCTTGCGTGGAACTGACGCGATGGACGTTCTCGAGGCGTCGCTGAAAGCATCAGCCGCTGGTCTTGGTGAAGTGCAGACAATCGCTGATCTTGCAACGTCAGCGATGAACGCTTACGGCTCTGACACGTTGAAGGCTAGTGCTGCGACAGACGTACTGACAGCAGCAGTTCGCGAAGGCAAACTTGAGCCCGCTGAACTTGCAGGCGCGATGGGTGCAGTCTTGCCGATCGCATCTGCGATGGGTGTGTCATTCGATGAAGTGGGTGCAGCGTTCGCATCGATGTCACGAACCGGCACAGGCGCGAGCGAAGCAGCAACACAAGTGCGTGGCATCTTGTCGCAGATCGCGAAAGAAACACCAAAGGGCAAGAAGGCTCTGAAGAGTGTTGATCTGACCTACAAGCAACTTCGCAAGACACTACGCGAAGAAGGTTTGCTTGCAACGCTGCAACTCTTGAAAGATCGCTTCGGCGGTAACACGATTGCGACAGCAAAGTTCTTCGGCAACGTTCGTGCTCTCACTGGTGTCATGGACATGCTCGGCGCAGGCGCTGAAACGACAGAAGACATCTTCGGTCGCATGTCTGACACGACAGGCATTCTCGATGACGCATTCTCAGCAACAGCAGAGACATCAGGCTTCAAGTTGCAGCAGGCTTTGTCGAGTGTCAAGAACAGTCTGATCGAGATCGGTGACGCGATCGCGCCTTTCGTTGAACAGGCCGCTGAGAAGTTGCAGCAACTTGTTGCAGCGTTCAAAGCGTTGTCACCTGAGCAGAAGAAGATGGCGATGATGTTTGCTGCTATCGCAGCAGCAGTCGGACCTTTGCTTCTTGTTTTGGGAACTGTCATCACAGCACTAGGCGCGATCGTCACAGCGATCGGCGCAATCAGTCTTCCTGTTGTCGCTGTCGTTGCTGGCATTGCAGCGTTTGTCGCTGTGCTTGTGCTGCTATGGAATAGAAGCGAAGCATTCCGCAACGGCGTGATCTCGATCTGGAATGCGATACGCGCAGCAGTCTCGCAAGTGATTGATCAGTTGAAGCAGAAACTCGATGAGAACAGAGAGAAGATCGATCAGTTCAAGCGTGGCTTGTCGATCATGTGGGACTTCTTGCAGAAGTACGTCATTCCAGCGATCGCGAAGTTCTATGAAGTGTACCTGAGCACTCTTATCAAGGTGCTTGGTTTCGTCATCGGCAAAGTCATTGACTTCGCATCATTCTTGTTCGACGTAGGTGTCGAGGCTTTCAAAGTAGGCCAGAAGATCTATGACTTCGGACAGACAGTAGGCGAAGCAATAGGCGACGCGATCGACTTCGTACAAGAACTGCCAGAGAAAGTTCGCGAAGGATTAGGCAACGCGAAAGAGTGGCTGCTTCAAACAGGCAAGGACATGATTCAAGGCTTGCTCGATGGAGCAGGCAGCATCTTGCCAACAGTAGGTTCGTTCATGCTCGACAAGTTGCCTGGCTGGATCATTGGTCCGTTCAAGCGTGCGATGGGTATCGCGTCACCATCGAAAGTATTCGCTGGCTTCGGCGCTAACATCATCGAAGGCTTGACTGGTGCTCTTGAAGCAGGCGGCGACAACGTTCGCGAAGCGATGCAGACATCAGTCATCGAGCGCATCAAGAGTGTGCGTGCTGATCTGAAGGCTGAACTAGATTCGCAACGTCAACTGTTTCAGGACTACGCATCGAACGTGTCGTCAGCGATCATGGGCAGCATCAACTTTGCAGAAGCAGCACCAGAGTTTGATGAAGACGGCAATCGCGTAGGTATGACTTTCATCGAAGCATTGAAGGCTCAGGCTGATCGAGCGAAAGAGTTCAGCGACAAAGTGAAGACTCTTGTCGCTGCTGGTTTGTCACAAGAAGCACTCGCGCAAGTTCTATCTGCAGGTGTCGAGGCTGGCACGCGTATCGCTGACGAACTAATCGCCGGCGGAAAGACTGCGATCGATGACACGAACGATCTCGTGAAGTCAACGCAAGACGCAGCAGACGAAGTTGGATTGCTCGCCGCGCAACAGTTCAAGAGCGCAGGCGTCGACAGCGCATGGCAAACAGTCAAGGGCTTCGACGAGCAGATGGGCAAAGGCGGCAAGGGTCGCAAAGAACTGATGCGCATCATGGACGATCTCGCAGCGAAAGCAGATCGCAAGGTTCGCATCGATGTCGCTGTCACACGCTCGATCAACGAAGTCGTGACACGCGTTGTCAGCACGATCACAGCACCACCTCGAGCGATGGGTGGACCCGTCACCGGAGGCTCGCCGTATCTCATCGGCGAGAAAGGTCCCGAACTGTTCGTGCCAGATGTATCAGGCTACGTCGTACCGAACAATGCACTCTCGACGAACACTCGCGCAGGCCTAGGCTCAACGATCAATCTGACAGTCAACGCTGGCATGGGAACTGACGGCGCAGAAGTTGGACGTCAAGTTGTCGACGCGTTGAAGCGTTATCAGCGCACGAACGGACCTCTGCCAATTCAGGTGGCGTAATGACAATGCCAGATGTGAAAGTGATCTTTGCATTCGACGAAGGCGCCGGTGGCGTGACAAACTTCTTCACACTCGATGACAGCGTGAAGGGCGTGCTCGATAACACAACCTACACACTCGGCGGACCTTTCTCTCTTGTCGATGTGACGCAGTACGTTCGCAGCGTGTCGATCTCTCGAGGTCGCTCGCGTCTGCTCGATCGCACACAAGCAGCAACAGCGAGCATCGTGCTCGACAACAGAGATCGACTGTTCGACCCGACAGCAGGCACAGCAGTAAGCCCGTACTCGTCAAGCATTCTGCCTCGCAAGAACGTGCAGATCACTTCGAACGATGAGCCGATCTTCTCTGGCCTTGTTGATGACTGGAACATCGAGTTCATGCAAGATGACTCAACGACAACTGCCGCATGTCTCGACGGCTTCATCACACTCGGTCAAGTCACAGTCGGCACAGCAACACGAACAGCGCAAACATCAGGGGCGCGTGTCGGCGCGATCTTGACAGAGGCGAGTTGGCCTACAAGCAAACGTGACATCGATACAGGTCAAGTCACGCTGCAAGCAGACACGCCAGAAGCAGACACGAATGTTCTTGACTATTTGCAGCGCGTCAACGACACAGAGTTCGGCGCGTTCTTCATGTCGCGTCAAGGCAACGCAACTTTTCATGATCGAGCGACTGTGCAGAACTTCGCAACACCAACACTCATTGGTGGCACAGGTATTCCGTTCGTGCAAGTCAGCGTTGATTACGGCACAGAACTTCTCTACAACAGCATCACACTTTCGAGAGTCAACGGCGGCACAGCAATCGCAAGCGACGCGACATCGCAAACAGCCTACGGAGTCAGCGATCTGTCCAAGTCGAATCTGCTATTCGATGACGACACAGAGATGAGCAATCTTGCTGACTATCTACTGAGCCGCTACAAAGATCCGCTGTTACGCATCAACAGCGTGGACATCAACATGCACGCACTCACAGACGCACAGCAGAAAGACATCGCCGCTATCGACATTGCTGCGCCAATCGAGATTACGTTCACGCCAGCAGTCGGCCCAGCGATTACACAATACGCATCACTCGATCGCATCGAACACTCGATCACACCACAGACACACAACGTTCGCCTATCAATGTCCAGAGCACAAGCATCATTCATACTTGACTCAACGATCTTCGGCGAACTTGACGACGACGTTCTAGGATTCTAAGGAGCAACATGGCTGGCGCAGGATTCAAAGACTTCACAGCAGGCGACGTTCTCACAGCCAGCGACGTACAGACATACATGATGGATCAGATGTTCATGGTCTTCGCAGGCACAGCAGCACGCGGATCAGCAATCGCAACACCAAGCGAAGGCATGTTCACATATTTGAAAGACACAGATACCATCGAGTATTACGACGGCTCAGATTGGACAGCACTCTAATGGCAGCAGGCGGCTACAAGACATTCACAGCAGGCGACGTTCTCACAGCAGCAGATGTCGATGACTATCTCATGCAAGGCGTTCTCGTCTTCGCTGGAACGGCGGCGCGTGCGTCTGCTATCCCTTCACCTGTTGAAGGTCAGGTGACGTTCCGTACTGATGATGACGCGCTGGAATATTTTGATGGGTCTGATTGGACTGCGGTTTCTGGTGGTGCTCTTGGTGGTGCTGCGATCTCTGACACTCCGACGGGTAACTACACCTCTGGTGGGGTGACGTATGACTATTGGGAGTTTGATGCGTCGTCGTCTTTGACGGTTTCGCAGGCGGGGTTGGCTGATGTGCTGGTCGTCGGTGGCGGTGGCGGTGGTGGATCGGGCACGGGTTCTGGTTTCTATGGTGGTGGCGGCGGAGCCGGTGGATACATCGAACAGGACACGCTCTATCTTGCGGCTGGAAGTCACACAGTAACTATTGGCGCTGGTGGTTCTGGCGCTACGTCACCCGTTTGGCAAGCAACCAAAGGCGCTGCATCTGGTCTTGATTCGTTGCTCGTTGCTATCGGTGGCGGATTGGGGGCCACTAACAGCAACCCCGGTGGCTCTGGTGGCTCTGGCGGCGGCGGCGGTCGCAACGGCGCTAACTATGGCGCTGGTGGCGCGAGCGAGTACACGGGGCAAGGATTTGCCGGTGGCTTGGCGACGAACAGCGGCGGTGGTGGCGGCGGCGGCGCTTCTGAAGTTGGCGACAGCCTTGGTGTCGGTGGTGATGGTCTTGCCAACTCGTATACCGGATCGTCAGTTACCCGCGCTGGTGGCGGTGCTGGGTATTACGGTTCCGGTGGCGCAGGTGGCGGTGGCGCTATTGGTACTGCGGGAACAGCCAACACAGGGGGCGGGGGCGGTGGGAACCTGTACGCCGGAAATGGCGGCAACGGTGGCAGCGGTAAGGTTGTTGTTCGTGTAGCGCGTCCGTACACCCCGGTCGCTGGTTTCGCTTCTATCGGTAACACCGCTACGGGAACTTATAGTTCTGGTGGCGCGACGTACGCTTATTACGAGTTCACGAGTAGTGGCACGTTGACGGTGAATCAGGCTGGTTTCGCTGACATTCTTGTAATCGGCGGCGGTGGTGGCGGAGGTGCTGGCGGCGGTGGTGCTGGGGGCCATGTTTATTTGACTAACGCTTACCTTTCGGCTGCCTCTCATACCGTAACCGTCGGCGCTGGTGGTGGTGGCGTTTCCGGTGGCAGTCCATCTGTGCCCGGAAATACAAGTTTTATCGGACCATATTTTTCACCCGCAGGTGGTGGCGGCGGTGGCCGTGGGCAGCATGGCGGCTCTGGCTCTGGCGCTTATCAATCGTTCCGAGGTTTGGGTACATCAACTATTGGTAATGATGGGGGTATCGGGTCGAATGTCACTAGTTGCGGTGGCGGCGGTGGCGCTGGTGCTCCCGGAGCAGACGTAGTTAATAACACTAACGGCGGGGCTGGTGGAAACGGTCTAGCCAACTCCATTACAGGATCAAGCGTTACACGCGCTGGTGGCGGGGGTGGCGCTGGTAGTTCAAGTGGTGGCGCTGCTGGTTCTGGTGGCGCAACCGCTGGCACACCTAGCGGGGGTACTTCATCTGCTACGGCAAACACAGGTAGCGGTGCGGGTGGAACATTCGGTGGATTGGCTGGCAACGGCGGCAGCGGTGTTGTGATCGTGCGAGTGAGGACAGCATAAATGAGTAACCAACTAGACGGAGGTCAGAACTAATGGCACATGCGGCACGCATCGAGGACGGCATCGTTCGTGAAGTGATCGTCGTCCCTGATGATCTTGGCGGTGACGAGAACGACGCAGCGGTGGAGGCGTACATTCACGGCATCGGTTTGCACGGTGAGTGGATTCGCACCTCATACAACGGAAACATTCGTGGACGCTATGCAGGTATCGGTTACAAGTACGATGAGGCTCTTGATGAGTTCGTCGCTCCTGAACCGCCGGATGAGGACGAGGCTCTTGCAAAGTGAACGCACCTGATGTTCTCGCAATGATCGTCGGCGGGACAGCGATCTTGTCAGCGTTACTTGCTGGCATCATCTGGTTGATTCGTGCTCAGGTTTCTATGCAGCGCGAGTTCAAGCCGAACGGTGGATCGAGTACGCGTGACTCATTGAATCGCATCGAGAAAGATGTGCGCGAGATTCGTGGCAAGATAGATGATCACATCGAATGGCATCTGAACGATTAGGAGAGCAGCATGTGGGAACTGAGTTTCTGGAAGAAGACAGTCGAGAGAGCAATCCGTACAGCGGCTCAGGCCTTGCTCGCTCTCTGGGGCACGCAAGTGTCAGGCGTGCTCGATGTCGACTGGATGCAAGCAGGCAGCGTTGCTGCGCTTGCTGCTCTGACGAGTGTGCTGATGAGTATCATCGCGACAGGTGTTGGTGATCACGAGTCGCCGTCGTTTGTGAGTGACTGATGAGTTTTCATCGACGACTTGATGATGCTCTTGTTGAGCGTCTAGGAGTGAAGGTTCAGTTCGTTCCTGGTTGGGATCGTCAACGTCGAGGTCCGTGGGCTCGCGCAGGTAAGCCCGTTGCGCTGATGGCGCATCATACTGCTGGGGCTGCGACGAGTTCACGCAATCCGAAGAATGCTGGCAATCAGAAAGGCGCGAACGCTGGCATCATCAACTTCGTGCAGAAGCACTATCGAGTTCCTGCAGCGAACTTCACGCTCGATCGTGACGGCACGGTGTACGTCCACGCTGCGTATCCTGTGTGGCACGCGGGTAAGGGATCATTCAAAGATGTCAAGCCGTTCAATCGTCTGCGCATTCCTGATGACATGGGCAATGACTACATGATGGGAGTCGAGATCGTGTCGAAGGGTTTGCATCGAGATTTCACAGCAGCGCAGAAAGAATCGTTTGGCAAACTTGCGAATGCTGTGCGTGACTCTGCAGGCTGGAAAGGTTTCACGCTGCGTTTGCCTAATCATAAGACGTGGGCGCCGACGCGTAAGGTTGATACTCGATACACACTTGCAGCATTGAAGCGGTGGGCGAAGAGGTTCAAGTGAGTTTGTCTGAGCGTCTGAGAGAAACGCGAAGCAAAGAGAAGCGTGGTATGCCTTGTCCTGTGTCTGTGATCTTGCAGCAGTTGAATGATGATGATCGAGGTTCTCTCGAGGCACAGTTGACCATTGAGCGTGATGATCCTGCTCGTATCACAACGATTGAACTGACACGCATCTTGAATGAGGAAGGCTTTCGCATTCATTACAAGGGTGTGGAACGTCATCGAAATCAACTGTGTCGCTGCTTCATGAATGGTGACGCGTGAGTTTGTCTAAGCAGTTGAAGCGCATCGGCGATCAGTCTGAGAGCGTGCGTCGAGATCGCGCTGCAACGCCGACTGGTTTCGAACCTGGCGTGAAGTACGAGTCTGATGGTTCGCGTCTTGTGACGACACCACCGATGACAGAAGTGCTTGATGATGAGTCAGCGTGGCGTGATGCTGTCGAATCGCTTGGCGTGTCTGTGCCTGATGGTTGGCGTGTGCGTCTTGTCGAGATGCGTTTCGATCCTGCTGCGTGGCATCGAGACAAAGACGGTGACGGTACTGCATACACATCACCAGTGTGGCGTTATCGCTTCGCTGTTGAGCAGAATCCTCATGCGCTTGCTGATCTCGATCTTGATGACTTGTTTTCGTCTGTGCGTCGTCGTAAGAGCGTCAAGAGCGCATCGTGTGTCGATGATGTCGCTTTCGTTGTCGCGTTCGCTGATATGCAGATCGGCAAGAAAGATCAGCAAGGCGGCGTTGATGTCATTGTTGAGAAGGTGCTGACATCGACGAGTCTTGCTGTCGATCAGTTGAAGCATTTGCGCAAGATGAACATCAAGCCGAAGACTGTTGTGCTCGCGTATCTTGGCGACTGCATTGAAGGCTTCGTGTCACAGAACGGTCGTCTTGCATGGCGCACCGATTTGACTTTGACAGAGATGCTGCGCGTGTATCGGCGTTTGGTGTTGCATGCGATCGATGAGTTCTTGCCTTACTGCGAGGACATGCTTGTCGCTGCTGTACCTGGCAATCATGGCGAGACAATCAGAACACCTGTCACGACTCGCGCCGATGACTCGTTCGACACGGACGCTGTTTCTGCTGTTGCTGATGCGTGTGCATTGAACGTCGATCGATACGGCAAAGTCTCTTTCGTGTTCCCTCGAGATGATGAGATGACTGTGACGCTTGATGTCAATGGCACGATCATGACGCTTGCGCATGGTCATCAGTTCCGTCGAGGCGACGCAATCAGTTGGTGGTCAGGTCAAGCAACAGGCATGACAAGCGCAGGCGATTCGACGTTGCTGCTCGCTGGTCATCTGCATCACTTGAAGATCGAGACTGCAGGCCCTCGCACATTCATTCAAGCACCAGCACTTGATTCTGGAAGTGCATGGTTCAAAGAAGCCACAGGTCTAGCAGCACCTTCAGGTCTTGTCACTTTGATTGTCGGGAGAGGTTCGTGGGATCATCTGCGCGTCGTGACTGCATAGTTGATGAGTCGATCTGTAACGAAGCACTCGATCTGTTGTCTGTTGATCGAATGCTTGATTACGGTCACCCTTCTGAGAATCTGACACGCACCGCAACTCTCTGGTCTGTTGTGCTTGGTGTCGATGTTGATGCATCGCAAGTCGCAACATGCATGGCCTTGATGAAGATCAGTCGTCAATGCCATACGCCATTGCGTGACAACACAGTTGATGCGATCGCGTATCTGCTCATTGCTGACTCACTCATGCACTAGAGTCTCGATGTGTTCGTGTCAGTTCACGCGAGCGTAGGTCCACTCTC